TACATCTAAATCACCCCCCAAACCGCTTCCCTGCCCGTTTTAAGACGGGCGAGGGACGGTTTGGGGGTAAGATTTATGATGTATTTCATTTGAACCACTATTGCACCCCCCATTTCATTGGGTTTTCTCATTTTCGGGTACTGGATCAATTGGGTATTGACCTAGTATTGAACCCCCCCCCTAAATCTACGTAAGTCGTTGATCTCATGCGGGTCAATACTAGATCAATTGCTTTTGCGAAAAATAGGTATTGACCGGGTATTGACCTACCTCAATTTTGAAACATCAATCAAACACCTATTGGTATTGGCCTAAACAGGGGTCATTGGAGCAATTGACCGGGTATTGACCTAGTATTGACCGCCTTGAGCAAGCAAATTTGCACAAACAATGCGCAAGGAGCTTGTTCAATCCGTTCTATTTCGGTTTAAAAACCTTGGCAATCCAGTCGGCGAGAGCGGGCGGAATCTTGGCGATTTCAGCCGAGGCTTGTTTGCGGGCCTTGGATTTTGACGAATACATTCGGCTGACCTGCGACTCGCCGAAGCGAGTCGCATAGCCTGTTGTGCCAACCTGATTTTTTAATTCTGCGTAGGTCAAAGCTATGTTAATCGATTTTCCGCCCTCCGCCTGCTGTCCCGAAATCCTCGTAAAATCCTGGCCTTTGAGTGTGTCGGCAAAGCTGTTGTCCCATGAACCTTCTGGCGTCTTGCGTATTTTGCAAGGAATCGGCATCAAAGCGGGGGCATCGCCCCAAAGGTGGAATGAACCAAAATTTGCAATTGATCTACCGACCCATTCCTGTGCGCCCCTCACATTTTCAATAATGATTGGGCACCTGGCTTCTTTAGCGATGCGTTTGCACGCATTAAAAAGTTCGTTCAATTGTTCAACGGTCTTTGAGCCTTTATAGCCTTCTGGAAATTCTCCTTCGCCACGCAAGGCTTTGCGAATTTTTTTCGCTCGTGACCAAGGCATCGCCATATAAGAATATTCAGTGCATGGCGGCGAGGCTGTAATCAACGAAACTTTTCCAGCAAACTCACTTCCATTAAGTGTGCGGATGTCTTGGATTATTAAACGTCCTGGATATTCATCCTCTCCGTATTTATGATGCTCGATGTCATACCCAATTACATCCCAACCGTTCGCTAGAAGTGCGTGAGTCCATCCGCCTAAACCACAGCACAAATCTATCGCCAGAGGTTTCATATAACTTTTCTGGAATGCTCATAAGGCCGCGAAGTTTTAAATTCTCCGCTTGCCCTCCGCAACGCCCAAGAGGCTTTTATCTTGGATATTGTTTCAGCGCTTCGAGGAACACCTATTTTTGCAGATGATATTCTCATTCTATGGGCGAGAGTTCTTTTACTTCCTAAATGAGTTCTGATAGCTGCTGCACGCGTATTCGGGTGACAAGGTTTGCCGCGGTGCTTGGCGGCAGACCTTTCGATGGATTCCGCTGACCTTTTTATTCCGAAAGGGCCTTCGCCGCCTTCGCTAACATTGTAACCGTTCGGCGCTCTGGTTCCATGTTGGGAAATCAATTCTTGTTCCAATTTACAAATAGCACGCCAATCGTAAGCACTCGCCAGCACGCGAATTGTGAAGTTCTGCGGCCCGTGTTTTGATATGGCCCGACTGATGAGCATGATCCTACGCACGCGAGCATCATAAAGATGTTCATTCCACCTTTGACGGACTCCTCGGCTCGTAATACCGATATATGCCCGTCCGTTTACTTTGTTCGTGATAATATAGGCGATAAATACAATCGGTTTCACGCATTCGCTCCAATTCTAAACAGCAAATCTTTGCCCTTGCTGATTTTACCGCGCGAAACCAATTCATCAATCACTCTTTTACAGGTCGCTTCCGAAACCGAAATGTTATTCGTCGCCAGCCAGGATTCAAGGCGGCGTGAGATTTCGCCCTTGGATTCCCCATCGGATTTGCAAGCCGCGCAAAAATCGTGCGTGTTCATCGCGCAGATTTCATTAATTTTGGAAGGTTTGCCGCCGATGAGTTTGCTGTCGCGTTTAGGCTTGTCCTCCGGCGACGGTTCTTCCGGTGGGTCAATCTGCTCCCAGTTGATGCCCCCGGAACCGTGCCGTAGCCACAAGGTGATTGCGGGCGAACCGTCCGGATGATGCGCCCAGGCCCGTTTGCCGCGCTTGGCGAGCACCAGGCGATAGGCATTGTCACCCGCCGGCTGAATCAACATCACGGCCCGCGAGAAGTTCACCAGTTCGGAACTGCCAAGGCCGTCATACATCATCTCATAAACCGTTCGCGGCGGAGCGTTTTTCTGCTGCTGAACAGGCTTGCCGGTGTGATGCCCGCAAATCAAAACGGCGCCGGTTTCCAACAGCACAGGCAAAAGCCAAACGCGAAAAAACAGCGAGGCTTCGGATTGCTTCCCAAAATCAATCCCAGCGAATGACAACATCGGGTCAACAATCACAATTTCCGCTTTGTGTTCGATGATTTTACGGCGTAGCCACTGGCAAAACTCGCGTCCAATGCAGCCCACAACGGAAAGCGTGACGATATTTTTGTTCAACAATTCCGCGCAATCGGGATCGGAAAACACGTCCATCGCATTTCCGGATTCAATGCCCTGCACCATTTCCGCTAAATCGCCTTCATCATTTTCCGCCTGGATAACCAACACCTTGCGCGGCTTGCCGGAATTGATGCCGCAAAATGGACGGCCCGATGCGAAATGCGCGGAGAGCGCGATCAGGAAGGAAGATTTGCCGATGCCGCTTGGCCCGATTAGCCAGCAGAAGTGCGACTTGCACAAATAGCGCGTGGTTTTGTTGTCTTTGAAGCCGATTATGCAATTCGCGTCATTCTCCGTGTCGAATTCAAGGAGCTGCTCCCAGCTTCGTTGAACGTCCATTGATTCATTGGGTTTGCCGAACACGACTTCCAAGTCGCGTTGCACTTCGTCTTTGAGCTTATCCAGCGAGCCGGTGTAATCATAAATGCGCCCGACGGCTTCTGTGCAGGTCTGAATGATGCGCCGTGATTCCCATTTCTCCAAAACAATGTCAATGTAATAGCCGAGATTCGCGGCGCTGGGAACGGCATCCGGCAAACTGCTCAAATATTGCAACCCGCCAACCTCATTCAACAGATTCTTTTTCTTCAACATTTGTTGAATGGTGATCATGTCGATGGCCTGCAAATCATCGGCCATTGCCAACATCGTCTGATAAATCGTTTGATGCCGGAGATCGTAAAATACCTCCGGTCGCTTGCGAAGTTTGACGAGACATTCGGCGATGCAGGATTCAGGCGAGAGCAGGATGCAACCCAGGACGCCAGCCTCCGCTTCAGGAGAATGCGGCGGGAGGCGGTCTTCTTTGGCTGTGGAAAATCCGGCGCGTTTACGTCTGTCATTCATTCGCAATACCCCGATTGGCAAGGCGCATGAGCATCGTCGATTTCAAAGATTGGAGAATCGTCATACATGAAATCGAAGCCGAGTTGCTTACCGCCGCGCAGAGTTGACGCCCATTTAACAACGTCATCGATTGTATTGCATGAAAAAAGGTCGCCCTTTTTCGCCTTCTTAGTATTGCGTTTACGCTTTAATCCTTTTATGCTGCGAAGATGTTCGGGAACGGTTGATGCTGGAAAAAAGGATGAGGGAATCCCGTCTTTTTTGTAAGTGCCTAAAAGTAATTCCCACCCCCGATATTGAACGATGGTTTGAGGTTTTGTTTTTGCCGTAATCCGAACATCCTGTTTATTCGACATGCAACACAGTTTGCAACCGACGCGCTTGCGGCCCGTAAAGTAGAGAGGATTGATCGGCTGTCCGAATCGTTTATGCGCCGCCCAAACATCCGCGATCGACCATTTCAAAAGCGGACGGCGAACTCGACAATGATTCATCGTGCCCCATTCCGCCATTGCGGCCCGCTCCGTCGATTCACTGGAGCGAACTCCGGAATGCAGAATGACTTCGTAACCGTCCAGCCACAATTCTTGCAGGTAATGAAACATCGGCAGAATCTTTAAAACTTCCGTGCAAAACCTGGCGCGAGCCGACGGGAAACGCTTTTTGCGGATGGCTAGATTTAAGAAGCCTTCACTATGCAAAATCCTAATCGGTGCAACGCCTCGCTTCTGTCCGTATTCATCGAGCGTTTTTATCTGGTCGTAAACTTCCTGATATTCGTTTTCTGTGTCCGCAAACGAGCCGCGAATTGTTTCGAGAGGATAACCGCTTTCATTGATCGCCCAACCCCAAAGCGCGGTGGAATCTTTACCGGACGAAAGCCCGATATGATTTATCAGCTTGCTCGCGGAATGTTCCGAAACGCTTTCAATCATTTTGAGTTGCGGGATCGGAAATTATTTCTTCCCCAACACCTGCTCAATTGCGGTGAGGGCTTCTAATGTTCTACCGAGGATAGACGGGTCTCCTGTTCTAAATTTAATAAATTCAAGGTTTACTTTGACCCCCTCCAAAGCCTTGTGCGCGGCGTCCCGTTCGGCCAGCAACTTCTCAAACTCAATACACAGACGCTTGTGTTCGGTTTCTTGAGTGGCTATTAGAGCCTTATCCGAGGCTCTTTCCTGCTGCATGTGGCGGTCGATGATTTGGAAAATCTTTTCAGTTCCACCTTTCACTTTAATCAGAGCGGTTGCGCGCTGCTGCCATGTGGCGTGTTCATAAGGAATCTCCGCGCTCACACTACCCATAAGCAATGGTTGAAATTTCCATTTGTCATCATTGCTTAGAGATTCCTCACAATCCCAACACACTTGGAGCCATTCATAATCAGTGATTCTTTTGTCACCTTCTATCCATCGAAAATGTAAGCTATTCGTTTCTTGCCTTAATATCTCTGGAAACGCCTTGGCAAGTTCTATCTGTAGTTGTGCGTCGTTCATGATAGTTAGTCCTTTTAGTAGTCAGAGTCTTGTGACCTATAATGCTTATCGGCAGAATGTCCGCAAATACAAAGTGGCTTTTTTGGTGGGGGTTTGTTAGGGTTGGGCATAGGATTATTGAGTTTTGGTAAAACATTCGGTGAAGTGATAAACGGAGTGGCTGTTTGTATAGTTGATTAAACTGCTGTCATCATCAAACCATTGATAAGCAACCCACCCATTTGTAACAGCAATTACCTTACACCTAATATCCCTGTCGAAAGGGTTGTCGTTGTGAAGCACCCAGATTTCTCCGACGTGCGGGTGAACCCACACGATTGGGGCAGTGTATATGATAAAAAAGGAAATCAATACAAAGCCGAGTATTAAAGGCCAACGCTGTAAAATACTTTTCAGAAATGTCTTTGGATTTTCCGCTTGTAGTTGTTCGTCTTTCATGGTGGTTAGTCTTTATTAATGCGATTGAGAATCATGGCCACTCCGATACCGATTATGATAATCGTCAACATAAAATCGAAGGTAATCATTGTGCACAGTTTGGAATACAGTTCTTCGTTGTTCACATCACACCAAGCCTTTCTTGGGAGTGAATTGTTGGCAGAATCGCAATACATGTTTTGAGTCGAAATACCAACAGCCACGTCCATGTTGAAAGCAGCTTGTGGTATGAGCATCATTTGGATTTCCACACTCACAAACTTTCTCTTGTTGCTCTGGTTTGTGGGTGGGTGAGAGGGCGTGTTGAGCAACATCTCTAATTATTCTTTCTGCGTGTGAGTCATCAGGAAAACTAAATGCAATTTTTTTTAACGCCTTCGCATACCGCTCACACTCATCCCGCAACTTGGTAGTGGTTTCGAGGTGCCAGCGAGCAGCCATTTGACGCGCTAATACATGAATTGAAACGGAAAGCGTGACTTTCTGTTTTAGTATCCATTCATCAAAACATAGTTGAGCCTTCCCAACCTCATCCGTGATTTTGTTTTTTGGGTTCATAATCTCTCAATCTTCACCGCCGTTCCCTGCTTTCCGTGAGTGAGAACCTGGGAATATTCCCACTCGATGTTTCTGCGCGAGTCATCACAACCAATCCATGCGGCGATCACGTCTTGCAGTTGCTTGTAGGAGCCGCCGATATTTCCGTCGTCGAATGGTCGCGCGCAAAATCGGATGATCGTAATCCGGAGATAAGCGCGGCATTTGACCACGCGCGTTGCGATTTTTTCAATTCTTTCTGATGCAGGCTCCAATGGCCGAGTTTGCGGTTGACGGATTTCGGGCTGTAATCCACCCAGACCAGAATTACGGGCGATGGTGGCTGGACTGATCGGATATTTTTGCTGGAGTTTGCGGAGGTCATCGGGGTTCACTGATCATATCATCTCCGGTTGCTCTTTGCGTTTGTTCATGCTCGCAAAAAATTGTTTCGCTTCCGCTTCGGTTGCGTGTTCCCAATGGGGATGACGAAGTCTTTTCATGATTGCTCGCTGTGAATGCGAAGCGAGTTTTAACTTCTTATTTTTCCAATACAAGTTTAAAAGTCGAGTGCCATGCTCAAATCCCCTGACCGTCGCCGAATCAATTCCCGCCTTCTCAAGATTTTTGACCATGTTTGGCGTCAAGGCTTTCGCTTCCCAAGCCATTGTCGGCTCGAATTCCGCCGTCTCCAAAGAATTATATTTCATCGCGAATTCCTCTGCTGAAATCACTTTTGCCTGCTTGTTCTTGTTCGCTTCGAGTTTTGCCCGCAAAGACATTTCCCGTTGGCTGGAAACGTCGGCCACGACCTGCATGAGGTCGAGCTGCGCTATAACGTCCGCTGGCAGGGCGGCGCTGGCGTCCTGAGCATGTTTAGCGATCGCCTCTGCTTCGTCCTCGCTTTGGGCAATGAGCCTACCAGAGAGGCACGTAAGGCGCTTGGCCATGGTGAAAAGGAAATCGAGGAAAAGGCAATCTGGCTTGGGACCGCTGGCGATATGAGCAATCCGGCTCGCCTGGTTACGGATGTCAACCCCAGGAGCATACATTACGCGCGTTCCACGCCCTCCGGCCTGCCGCGCGAGGGTATCGCTCTTTGTGACGCGGGCAAAAATAAGGGCGGAAACATCCGGCATATCCACGCCGCGTGTAAGGACCATCGCATTTGCCATAACATCAATTTCATTTCGCTCATACCGTTTCATCTTCGCTTCGCGGTCGGGATCGCTTCCCCAAATATATTCAGAATTCAAACCGATGCTGCGGGCAATCTCGTTGAACTTCTGCGCGGTCTTAATCAGAGGCAGAAAAACCAGCGTCTTGCGAAAGTAAGCATGTTTTTTAATTTCATTGGCAATCGCCGTCAAATGCGGCGTGATAATCTCATCCGCCTCTTCGTCTGTATAATCGCCTCGCTTTTCCGGAGCGTCGATTTTCAGCGGCATCATGTGGAAAGTAATCGGCGATAGAAAACCTTTTTGAATCAGTGATTGGAGCGTTTCCAGTTCGATTTTGTTGTCGTAATAAATGCCAAGATTCTTTTGGTCCAGCCGCTTCACTGTCGCGGTAAAACCCAAAACACGGGCATGAGCGTCAAAATGTTTCAGGCATCTCTGCCAGCTCGCCGCGACGGATTTATCCGCCTCGTCGCAGATGATTAAATCAAAGGCGTCTTGCGGCCATTTATCCAAACGGTTTTGAAGGGATTGGACTGACGCGATTGTCACTTCCGCATTTGTATGCGCGTGATATTCGGCCTTCTCAATATCTGCTTCGATGCCGGTCAAATCCTTGAGTCGTTTTGCGGGTTGAAACACGAGGTCAGATTGATCGGCGAGAAATAGGCAATTCTGAAAATTCCTGACGGCTTTTTCAATTTCCCACGCGGCGATATTAGTTTTTCCCGAACCGGTCGGACTGACCACAAGTTGCCGGCGAAAACCATCGGCCCAGCCTTTGGCGATGGCGTCTAAATAGTTTTGCTGATAATCGTGAGGCGTCGTCAAAATAAATTCTCCTGCAAAGCTTTAAGACAATGCGGTGAAAACCAAATCCGTTCATGTTTCGAGTTCTCGGGATTTCCGGCCGCAGCCGCATAACCCCCAATCGCTTTCCACGCAACACAATCCCAGGTATCGGGCATTTGATGTTCCCCTTCATAACCGCACAAGGCGATTCGCAAAAGTGGATTGTCACCATTCGCAATCGCCCATTCAAAGACTTTTCCAGAAACGCCATTCCTTGATAGGTCTCCGTAAACATCATCGTGACCGTCGGCATCGTAAGGCGGGTCAAGCATCACGCCGGTTAAGCCCACTCCGTAAGTCGCCGCTTTCGTCAATACTCTTGACCAATCTCCGCAGCAAACCTTTGTGTGACGCAAGCGGTGCGAAAGATTTTGGAACAAAGCCACAAGATTATCGGCGGGGGTCAATACACCACGTCCATTTTTCCGGTCCATGTTTGGTCGCTTTTCCGAAACAGTGTGAACGCCTCTATCTTCCAATACGGGCCGATTCAAATTGACGGCATGGATTCCTCGCGACCCTTTCGCTGAAACGTCTGGAATTTTGCTGCTAATTCCTTGCGAATGGGAAAGGTGCGGAATTTGTCTGGCAACTGTCGTGACCCCACAATCGCCTAATCGGGGAAGTGAGTTTTGCTTTGCCGGCCTGCAAAAGTTATCGCCGATCCAACAGGACAAACCCAAATCCAGTAAGCGGCGATTCGC